CACGACTTCGTAGTTCATGTGGTTGGTGCCGGACGGTCCTTCGACTTCGAAGCCGCGTTCCATGTCGAAGCCCTTTTCTTCGCAGAAGGTGTCGATCCAGTTGGTGAAGGTCATTGGTCAGTTCCTTTCTGTTCGATGTAGTCATCATACCAAAACACCCGGCAGCTGCAACAGCCACCGGGTGTCAGGGTTAACAGGCGGTTAAGACCGTGGGATGTGGAAGCGGTCCCAGAAGTCTGGCGGCAGCGGCATCGCACCACACGCCGGTCGGTCTTCATGTCGTCCGAAAATCACCGCCACGTTGTTCACGAACATGGTCACGGTCTTCATTCGCATTCCCTTCTGCCCGTCACCGGGTCAATGTAGCAGGTCTGCCCGCTGGCAGCTTCTTCCTGCGGTGTCTGTGGTTCCGGTTCGTCGGCGGAAGTCAGGATCGCTTCACGCTTGCCGCCTGCGCGGTACGTGGTGCAGCCCTTGGCACCGCCTTCAAAGGCGCGGATGTACACGTCCTTGAACTGTTCCCAGCCCACGTCCTGGGGCAAGTTGCAGGTCTTCGACACACTGCTGTCCACGTACTGCTGGGCGGTCGTCAGAACGGCAAGGTGTTCGTCCACAGTCACATCTGCGGATCGCTTGCCCTTCATGCCCAAGAACTTCACGCCGTAGTCATAGCAGCGTTCCGACATCGGGCCATCGTCCAGCAGGATCGTCCGGTCGGCTTCATAGGCGAAGACAGGTTCGATGCCCGAAGACACGTTGTCCGCTGTCAGGCTGATGGTGCCGGTCGGCGCAATGCTGGTCAGGTGGCTGTTGCGGATGCCGTGCTTGGCGATCTTCGCCCGGATGTCTTCGGGCAGCGTCTGGATGTACATGCCATCCAGATATTGCTTCTTGTCCAGCGCCGGGAACGATCCCTTCTGCTTCGCCCGCTCCACGCTGGCGCTGTACAGCACGTCCCGCTGCCGCGCCAGAATGTAGCGCAGGTGGTCAAGGAAGGTGTCTTCCCCGTAGCAGGCGTTGCCGACCACGGCTTCGATGGCGTTGGCGGTGCCGGTGATCCCGATGCCCACGCGGCGCTTCTTCTTGGCTTCCACTTCCTGCTGCGGCAGTGGGTAGGTGGACTTGTCGATCACGTTGTCCATGGCACGATAGAAGCAGATCAGGTCTTCTTCGAACTTGATCATGTCCCAGTCGAAGCTGCCGTCAGCACGCTTAACCAGATACTTCACAAGGTTCTGCGATCCCAGCAGGCACGCACCATAAGGCGGCAGCGGCTGTTCACCGCACGGGTTTGTGGCGCTGATCGTCTCGCAGTAGTGCAGGTTGTTCATGTCGTTGATGCGGTCCATGAACAGCACGCCGGGTTCTGCCCAGTCGTAGGTGGAACGCATCAGCATGTTCCACAGGTTTTCCGCGTTCACGGTCCTGTACACCTGCCCACCGAACTGAAGCGGGAACAGGCGGCCAGTCTTCAGGCAGTCCATGAATTCGTTGGTGATCCCCACGGAAATGTTGAAGCCGGTCAGCTTGTCCTGATTCTGCTTCATGTGGATGAACTTTTCGATGTCCGGGTGCCAGATCGGCATGACACCCATTTGGGCACCGCGCCGGTTGCCAGCTGATGCAGTCGCCCGGCAGACTTCGTTGAATATGCCCATGAACATGATCGGGCCGGACGATCTGCTGCCCAGCTTGCGGATCAGGTCGCCTTCAGGACGCAGGGTGCCGAAGCCGTAGCCGATGCCACCGCCCATGCGCATGGTCGTCGCCGCTTCCTTGGCGCGATCCATAATGCCGCCATCATCCACGAAGCTGTCTTCGATGTCGCCGGACACAAAGCAGTTGAACATGGTGATGTTCCGCAGGCTGCCAGCCGCTGCCTGCACGCGACCAGCTGGCATGGTGGATTGCTCCATCAGGCGCATTCTGAACTGGTGGTAGTGGGCCGGATCATCGGACAGGGCGAAGGACACGCGGTTGGCGAATTCTTCGAAACTCTCCTGCGGGCCACGGTACTTCTGGCCGTGCAGGTTCATAGACAATGGACTGGCTGGTCCAATTTGCATTGGCTTCTTCCTTCAGGTTTGGGGATGACAGAACCCGGCAGCGTAGCACGCTGATCAGGAACCGCCACCGGGTTGTCATCTGGTGGAACTGATCTTGCTGCGGATCAGATCAATTTCTTCTGTCAAGGTGTCACAGACGGTGGCCAGCTGCGATCTGGACGCAGTGCGCTTGATCAACATAAATCCGATTTGTTGAACACAGCCGCATAGCGCCTTGTGGAACCGCTTCAGGTCGCCTTCCATGGCGTTAAGTCCGGGCGATGGTCAGGCGTTCAGCTGCCCGCGTCACGGCTGTGTACAGCCACTTGCTTCGGTCCTGTCGGAATGCCCAGCTTTCATCCATCACCAGCACGTTGTCCCACTGGCTGCCCTGCGACATGTGGCCGGTGATTGCGTAGCCGTAAGCGAACTCCTGCGCCTGCTTGCGCTCCCATGGGCCAAGTTCGTCTTCGCGGTCCTGCATCCAGTGCATGTGTGTCGTGACCATCAGTGGCCGGGCGTTCCGGTCTTCTTCGGGCACGATTCGGATGATCGACTGGTCTGGTCCCAAGCTGTCAACGTGGGTGATATACCAGATCGTTCCATTCAACAGTCCCATGTCGTGATCGTTCCGGCGGCAGACCAGCTTGTCGCCCACCACCGGGTGTCCGGCTGGGTGGCCCAAGGTCAGGCGGAATCGCTTGTTCAGGATGCGCCGGGTCTTGTTGGTGCCGCAGATGATCTGGTCGGCGGCCATGTAGTCTTCACGCTTCAGGTCGCCAGCATCGACCACGCGGGCGTCACCGTAGTCACCGGCAGTGATCCCCTTGCCTTCACGGATGTCCGTGGCCAGCCGCAGGATCGCGCTTTCCGTCGCCTGCCTGTGCACCTGCGTCAGCAGGAAGTCGGGCCGCTTGTCGTTGGTGAAATAGCCGGTGTCCATGACTGGCGGCAGCTGGTAGGGATCGCCCAGTGCAAGGATCGGCACACCGAAGCTGCACAGGTCTTCGCCTTCGCGCTGGCCGATCATGGACGCTTCGTCCACCACCACCAGTGCGGCATCACTCACCGTGCTTTGTTCGTTCAGCTGGAACGATGGCCGGGCCACCGCCTTGCGTTCTTCGCGGATGGCTTCGCGCAGCTTGTCCGCCTTCTTGTCCTTGTTCGGGTCTGATCCCTTCAGCAGTTCGATCAGTTCCGATTCCAGTTCCTTCAGCTTCAGCCGCGACTTGTCCTTCGCGCTGTAGATCAGGCTGTGAATTGTGGTGGCGTTCGGCCAGCCCTTGCGGCGCAGGACTGACGAAGCCTTGCCGGTGTAGGCGCAGCTGATCACCGATCCTTCGACTTCTCCCACCAGCGCCTTGGCCAGTGTCGTCTTGCCCGTGCCTGCTGGGCCGAACAGCCGGAAGATCAACCTGTCGTTTGGGTTGTGCAGCCACTTGCGAACTGCTGCGATGGCGCGTTCCTGTTCGTCTGTCCACATGGTTCCGTTCCTGAAGGTGGGAAGCCCGGCGGTGACGGAATGCCACCGCCGGACAGTCGCGCAAGTTCTAGGGGTGCACTGGCCTAGAACGGCACTTCTTCGTCGCCAGCCGCCGAACCTGCGCCCGTGGTCTGGGTTTCTTCAGCAGCCTTCAGCGTGCCCTGCATGAACCCGTTCAGGACTTCTTCGGCTTCCGCCATCAGATGGCCCTGCGGTCCGTTCGGTGCAATCAGCGACTTCTTCACGTCACGGTCAATCGAAGGTTCGATCAACACACGGAAGAAGTCGTAGCCGTCCTTCTTGTCCGCCATCGAAGTCAGCTTGATCCGGTGCGCGAACAGCGGTGGCTTGATCTTCGATCCATCGGTCCGGGTGATGGTGGTCTTCTTCAGCGAATACATCGCCTTCTTGTAGGCACCAATACCCATGGACTTGAACGACAGGATGCACGCTTCGCCCGTGGTGGCGTTCGGGTCGGTGCCCAGCAAGATGCCGTACATGTAGAAGGTTTCGATCAACTCGTTACCTTCCGGCGTCGGTATCTTGCCCACACGGCTGCCAGCAGCCTTCATGCAGTCTTCCACGAAACGGCTGCCGACTTCATGCCGGGCAGCGATGCCACCACCCTTTTCACGCGGCACCCACTCCACGAATTCGTGGGCGGTCAGGGCCGGGATGAAGTGCACGCCGTCCTTGCCGCTGAACAGTTCGTTGGACGCGCTGTTCAGGAACTTGCCGGGCCGGGCGTCGGGCATGCTTTCGTCCGAACACTGCGGGCTGTTGGACTGCAACAGGTTCAGGAAGGGAACCGCGATGTCATCGCTGTCCGTGTTCTCATAGCCGGTTGCGCCATAGTTGCCGTAATCGTAGGTGGCCACTTCCGTGGATGCCTTGGTCACGACTTCCTTGCTTTCTGCTGCTTCTTCGTTTTTCGCCATTGTCTGAATTCCTTCACTGGCTGGTTTGCTTCACTGTTTGGTGCCAGTTAACAGCCGACACCAGCTGACCATGGACTACTTGTCCGTGATTTCGGTGCTGCGGTGCCGGATGATGTGCACGCAGTCTGGCGGCGTCTTGCCTTCCGTGATCTTGTTTTCGATGTACTTGTTGAAGGTGGCCGGGTGGATGCTGCGCTTCACCGTCACGTCCAGCGGCTTCTTCCGCTGTTGCAGATCGCGCCAGAACTTGGCCGCCCACTTTTCTTCTTCCTTCGGGAACACGATGTTGAATTCCCGCTTGATCAGGTCGCCGTTGCCTTCGTCTTCCACCCACTGGTGCACGCGGTCTGTGTCCGCCTTGTTGGCGCTGGCGACAAACTTTTCCTTGATCTTCACCACCTGCCCAGATGACAGGCTGAAGCTGGTCATGTCCAGTTCATCCAGCAGCGCCGGGAAGCGTTCGGTCTTGATCGTCTTCAGGTCGGCTTCTGCTTCGGCCAGTTCCTTCTTCAGCTGTTCCACCTTCAGTTCGGCGGCAATCTGTTCTTCGGCCAGCGCAGACAATGCGTGCAGGCTGTTGTCGCCCGCGTTGGCACTGGTCGGGTGGTCCTTGAACTGGCTGTAGTCATAATCGTTGGTTGTCATTGATCGTTCTCCTGTTCGTCGTCTCCAAAGAAAGGATTGGCGGCCACGACTTCGTAAGCCTGAAACTTCTTCGACCACTTCAGCACCTGCACGTTGCCACCAAGATCATGCAGGATATGGGCAGCCACGCTGTAGGCAATGCCAATCAGCACGGGATCGCCCATCAGTACCAGATAGTCCTGCGGCGTCATACGCGACAGAACGTCCCATGCTGTTTCGATGATGGCGTCGATGTCTTCGTGGGATCGGGCGGTCGGTTCGAAAATATAGACAAGTTCGCCGTAAGCCAGCGCAGGTTCCATGTCCACCTTCGGCACCAGTTCGCCAGTCTGCCGATCACGGAAGTGCTGGTTCTGTATTGCGTAGACCTTGGGCGTCATATCCATTCCTTCGCTTCGTCGCCTGTTACCTGATCCGCCACGTCCTGTTTGTTGCGCAGGGCTGTGACAATGGTTTCGTCAATGGGTGCGTCGGACATCATGTCGATATAAAGCACCGGGTGTTCGTCCATGCCGCCACGGTGCGCCCGGTCTTCCGATTGCAGACGGTCGCGCAGCTTGAAGCTGTTGTTGTAGTAGATCACGGTCTTGGCCGCGTGCAAGGTCAGCCCACGGGATGCGGCTGCCGGGTTCGCCACGAAGGCCACCGGGCCGCCATCCTTGATTGCCACCTTCTGGAACTTCACCTTGGCAGCTTCACGGTCGTCTTCGTCCACCTGCCCGTCATAGCGGACGGCGCTGATGCCATCCTTGGCGAACCGCTCCATGATCAAGTTGATGTCGGCAGTGAACCGCGACCAGATGATCACCTTGCCGGTGATCTTCTCCACCAGCTTCATCAGTTCTTCAAGCCGCACATTGGTGCTGCCGATCAGCCGCAGGTGCGGGTCTTCGTCCGCTGGGCTGTAGCCTGCCGACACTTGCTGCTTGCGCATCATGCAGACGATTGGAAGTTCTGCCGTGATGTTCAGGTCCGACACCATGCCGCGCCCGGCGCAAGCATCGCACGCCTTCCAGTAGTCGCCTGCGTCCACCTTGCCGGTGCCGTCGCACTCCGGGCACTTTTGCACATCACCCAGCATGGCGTGCTGTTGCTTGTCCAGATCGTTGTAGACGCGCCACTGTTCAGCCGACATTTCGAAGCGGTGCTTCTGGAAGACCTTTGGCGGCAGGTCCATCACGTCCTTCTTCAGCACGCGGCTGACATGCGGCAGCAGGTATTCACGCAGGGCGTCCACCTGCTTGTAGCCGACCACCTTGTCCACCGTCACCACCCGATTGCCAGCGTTCACAGTGATCGGCTGGAAGATGCCGTGCTTCTGCTTGAAGGCATCGTAGTCGGCGCAGTTGTAGTCATGCCAGAAGGCTTTGTGCAGGAAGCACATCGGCGCGTAAATGTCGAAGGGTGCTTGCGTGACTGGCGTGCCTTCCAGAATGCGCCGGGTCTTGGCGTAGCGTGCCGATGCCCGCAGTGTCTTGGTGCGCGCCGCGCCGGGGTTCTTGATTTCGCTGGCTTCGTCTAGCGTGTACATGCAGGTGCGTTCGGTCAGGAACTTCTTCGCCCACTTCTTGCCGTCGCCGGTCATGAAGTTGCTGTAGGACATGCACAGGATGGCGAAGCCCTTGTGGTCCAGCAGCTTCTGGATGTCAGCCTTGAAGGATTTGTTCTTCGCCTTCTTCGTCTGGTAGGCGAAGGTCTTGGTCACACGGCGCAGTGCGTCCGGCAGGTGTTCCGGCACTTCAGTGTTCGACCAGTTCAGGTGCACGCCGTCTGGTGCCACGATCAGCAGGCCGTCGATCAGCCCGTTCATGTACTGCAAGCACGCGGTGTCCAGCGCCGCCTTGGTCTTGCCGGTTCCCTGTTCCCACAGCAGGGCGAAGTATTCACGGTCCCATGTCTGTTCCAGCAGTTCGCGCTGGTGCTTCCATGGCTGTTGCTTGTGTGGGTAGGTTTCGGGTGTCACGTTCAGGTCCGTTCCGTTGTTCGGTCGCTATATGCCCAGATCGTGGGGTGGCTGGCAAGGCGTTGAAGGTTGACAGTTTGTCGCAGTTTCAAGGGATGGTGGATGAAGTTGTTGGAACTGTTTGAAGAATTAAGTTGCTGCCAAGTCAAAATAAAGAATGATAACACATTATCTTCTTGATCCCTTTGGGCTTTCTTCCCTACTGCCAAGAATTGAACTTATCTCACGTACACATACGCACGCACACACGCGCGTGCGCACATGGACCAGAACTTCGTTGGCAGCTAGTCACTGGGCTGGAAAGTCTTTATTGTTCAGTTGGTTTGGGTGTTATCACACCGCTGCCATCGGCTGACAAGGCTGGCAATATTCTCCACTTGCCGTTGCGGATCGTTACCATGCTGCGCTTCCCGCTTGCATAGTCGATGCCGAAGGTGTGCGACCAGCTGGACGGTCCCACGTTATAGCCGACATCCATTTGCGTGAAAGTTCCGACCGTATGCACGCCATCATATATGCTTGCGGAATGCTCATGTGCCCGTGTCACCTTGCGGCCAAGGCGTGCAAAGTTGCGAACTCCACCACGTGCACCGTCCGGTCCAAGGTCGCCGTGCATCCCGTGTTCAATGCCGCGCCCTGATCCCTTGACGCAGGTCAGGAACGATTCATCAGGCCGCAGGAACTTGATCCCCTTCGCACAGCCTGCGTCCGTCAGCGCCCATTCAAGCAGGTGGAAGTTGGTGTCGCCTTCGGCCAAGGCTTCGTACATTGCCGACTGGGCTTTCAGGTAGTATTGCGCATTGACGGGATCACGCCGGAAGTCTGCTTCCAGCAGCCACCGCGACAGCGCCCGGTCGTGGTTGCTGTCCACTATGATGGTCTTGCACCATGGTCGTGAAGCCCAGTGGGTGAACTCGGCCACCCGTGCGACTTCGGACTTCAGGCACTCCATGCCGCGTGCCCACTTGGCGAACATTTTGTGGTGGTTGCCGATGTCGTGATGGTTCCGGCTGCGCTGGTCTAGTATGTCGTGCATGAACTGGAACTTGGGGTGCAGGGTGTCCAGAACACCGCCTTCGCCCCAGAACACTTCTGCCACGGTCCTGTCCACCACATCCCAGTGGATGTCTCCCGGCGTCAGTGATTCGACAGGGTTGCCAGTCGTCACGACACCACGATCCACGATCACGTCAAGGTCTTGCAGACGCCACTTGCCGTCCGCGTCCAATGGCCGGATGAACCAGTCGCCTTCCCAGTCCACTTCAACCACCAGTCCACCATAGGTGTGGTGGAACTCTGCCTTCTGGCCTGCCTTCTTGGCGATGTAGTTGCGCTTGGTGACAGTGCCGGTTGACCAGTTGAACTTGGTCGGTTCCGTCTTGCCGGTAGGGATGCTGTCCATGCGTATCTTCGAAGCCGGGAAGATCGCACTGTCGATGCCGGTCAGGGTTTCAAAGCCGGACAAGGGATTGGCTGCGGTCGGGATGATGTTGGCGTCTCCCACCCAGATCAGGCCGGGTGCCAGTTCACGCCGCACGTCCGTGATGAAGGGTTCCAGCTTGGGATCAAACCACACTTCCTGCACGAAGCCACCACCTTGTTCGAAGGCACCCTTGGCCGCCCTGTCACGGTTGGCTGCGTGGATGCTATAGGTGAAGGTGCCGACGATCACTTCTGCGTTGTAGTGTTCCGCCAGCGCGTGGATGTTCTCCCACAAGGGTTCAATCACGTCCGTGTTGTTCTGGGCTGCTGTGACGATGTAGCGGCGCGTCTCACCCTTCTTCAGCTTGGGTGCGCGGATCAGTTTGGTGGGTGCGATCTTGCCTGTGGACTTGACACCTGTGGCCTTCCGAAGATGCCGGTGCAGGGTTCCGATGCTGATGCCCAGATCGCGGGCGGTGGCAGTCCCGTTCTTGCTGTTAGCCAGATATGCTTCGATGACTTCAGAAGTCACCAAGTTCTTGGACTGGTTGCTTGTCATGTCGGGATTCCTGCTTGCTACGGGAAGTCGCGCCTCCCTACTTCATGCCGCTGTTCACGAACAAGGGTGCCGATGTACATGGTGGTGCGGGTGCCCCACCAGCCGTGGCATTCATGCACCACGTCGATCTGAAACTGGTCAGTTTTGGCTGTCTCCCATGGGACATCCACTTCCCACCAGTCTGTCCAGTTCAGCCCAAGGTCGCGGCTCACCAGCCGTCCTTCGTCTTGCCCAAGCCAGCGGTTGCCGATCAGGTTCTGGCTGTTGTCCGACAGCAGGAAACGGATGACGATGACTTCTTCAGGATCGCAGCGCCGGACCTTTATGAACTCAAGGCGCAGGTGTGTTTTCTTGCCGTCACTGGAAGGTTTCGAATCAATGATCGTGGTGCCGGTGGTGACGGGGAACAGGTTTCCTTCCAAGTCGTCCATGTCTTCATGGAAAGCCAGCCAGATGGCCAGAAGTCCAAGCCAGCTTAACAGGACAGCGATGTGCACGATGTCCTTCAAGATTTTCCAGATAGCGCCGAAGGTCATTGTTTTCCACCACGTGCAACGAATTCAGCAAGAAACTGTGCAAGTCCGTCGCTGAACACGTTCCACAGAAACACCAGAACTGACAGCATAGCAGCTGGAAGGACAACTGTGAACAAGGACTTCTTCACCATCCGCCCGGCTTCTTCTTCGGTCAGCCTGCGCTTTTCAGCGTGTTCCCACGTCTTGCGGAAGTCGGTTCGCTTGTCCGCATTGGTCACGTCCAGACCAAGCAGATGGAAAGTGCTTTCCACCGCCTTCTGGGCGGCAAGGTCGGCAATGTCCTGTGCTTCGGCACGTGTGATCATGTCGTTCTTTTCTGCCGGGCTTGCCATCAGATAAACCGTCTGCCTATTTCCTTCGCCGCCGCCACGGCACCAGTTGCGCCAATGAAGACTTGCAGGATTGTGTCCGCAGCGTCTTCGAACCTGTCGGGTGCCTTGTCCACATCGTAGAAGTCGAAGTGGAACAGGCTGTCCATGTACACTGCGCCATTGTACATCGCAGGCGGCAGCACGATCATGTAGATGATCATGCGATAGCTGAAGTGGGACCACAAGGCTATTCTCTCACGCGAAGCCACTTCCCGCGCCTTTACTTCCGCCGACAGGGCTGTGCCGAACATGCCAGCCATCATGCCCATGCGTTCGGTGCGCTGAACGTCCTTGCTGTTAAGCCGTTCCAGAACAGCCGTGGCGAAGCCCGGACCAAGGAAGGCCGCGCCCTTGGCCAGCACGGCAAGGATGAACGTCAACATGTCAGGATTCCTTCTTGAACAGGTTCCACAAGCTGAAGGCAAGGCCGCCGACAATCAAGGCCAGAAGCACTGCGTGCAGCACAGGGCTGTCCAGCACGTAGGTCAATCCAGACACTTGGTCCGTGGTCTGCTTGATCACTTCCGTGGCCGCCGTGCCTGCGGTGCCGCCAGCTGATGCCGCGCCGCCAGCCTTGGCGTTCCAGTCCCGCTGGGCGTTCCGCTTCTCCATCAGGGCTTCCGCGATTTCGTCGCGGGTCATCGGTCCATATTTGCCGTCCGCCACGATGCCGCGATCCATCTGGAACTTCGTGATGGCCTGCCGGGTCTGGCGTCCCTTGATCCCGTCAATCGGTCCCTTGTAGTAGCCAAGGGTCTTCAGGTCGCGCTGGTAGCCTTCCACTGTCGGGCTGGACACAGACATCGTGGTTCCGCTGTAGCGGGCATACGCACGGGCCATCTTCGTGTCATACTGGAACCTGCGGTAGTTCTTGCCGTTGTAGCCGTAGGCGAAGCCAGCCCAGTCCTTCTGGCGCAGTTCGTCAGACAGGCCGAACTTGATCACATAGCGCAGCATGATGTCCACCTGCTGTGCCACACCCTGCTTGGCATAGTCGAACATAGCCTTGGCAGACGGGAAGCCCAGACGGCTGGCGTGTTCACCCATGACTTGGCCGATGCCAATGCTGATCGACTTGTAAGCGGCTTCGCTGTCCAGCTTCACCATCTTCCAGAACTTGGCATATCGTTCAGCGTAGGATCGCGGGTTCTTGATTGCCTGCGGTGCCGGGCTGGCCAGCCGCTGGTTCGCGGCAGCCGTTCGCTTGCCCGCTGGCAGGTTGCGCCAGAAGTAGTGGCCTTCGATCCTGATGGCAGGAAGTTGATCACCATTGACGTTCCAGAAGGGAACGCCAGCCGATTCAACTTCAGCAATGGCCATCACCGCAGCGGCATCAAAATTGTACTTTGCCGACAGCTGACCAATCGCGTGCCGGGTGCGTGTATCAAACATGGCTTTGATCCCTACAAGGTGATGATCGTCGTGACCACGCCAGCGCCGCCAGAAGAAGCAGGTGGGGTTCCTGCGAAGTTGTAGGCGTCTTCCGTGTCCGGCACAATGTAGGTCGATCCAGTAAAGCGTGCCACACCTTTCGTGATGCGGAAGCCATCCATGTAGAACGGCAGATCATCTTTAGTGGCACCAGTGCCAGATCGGACTGCACCAATGGCAGGCGGGGTTACACCGCCGTCCGCTGCGAAGTCAAACTGCGAACCGGACAAGGCCGCTGCGTTGATCACGTTCCAGCCGTTGAAGCCGATGATCAGGTCACTGCCGTTGCGGGTCAGGTGCAGGTGGTTCCACCGGGCCACCATGGCAGCCGGTCCAGTCCCAGCACCCGCTGTGTCAAGGTCGAAGGTGGCCTGAACAGGTCCGACCGTTCCGTCCCCTACTTGGAAATATCCTGTAAAGGCGTTCGGTGATGCACTATAGAACATTCCCCATGGCGTTTTGTCCGGTGATGTGGCCACATTTCCGAAGCTGAACAGGTAGTTGTCCAGACCAGATTCTGCTGGCATATACAGCCAGAAGTCGATGGTCCAGTCACCACTGCCGAAGTTCCAGTCTGCGCTGCTTACATCCCCAACATTCAGGCGTCCATTCTTCACGTGGTGCAGTGACAGCGAACCAAACTTCGCTTGATCTGTGCTGGTGGTGTCTCCACCTGTCACGGTGATGACGTGTTCGCTGTTGGACAGGTCTTCAAAGGTGGTGCCATCGTTGGTGCCTTCGAAGTTCAGCAGCAGAACAACATCACTGAAGTTCGGGTCTGTCGTCGGCAGGAAGTCGTCTTCTTCGTGGGCCGCCACGGGCGGGGTGAAGTCGGTGCCCGGCGTGTAGCGGGCGACACCCTTGGTGATGCGGAATTCATCAAAGCTGCCCGCGAAGTCACCAGTGATGGTTCCGGTTGCGCCAACACCACCAAGCAGCAGTGAAGTCTTGCCGCTTGCTGAAGACGCACGCAGCGTTGGATTGGTGGTGTCCACACCAGAACCCACCTGCCCGTCCACATGCAGGTAAATGTTCGAACCACTGCGGATCACTGCGATGTGGTGGAAGTTGCCGTCGAAGAAGGTGGCGACATCCACGCCATCTGTGCCCAGTTCGAAGTAGGCGTTGCTGATGGTGTTTGATCCGGTCGTGGAATAGTCGAAGAAGACACGGTTGGTGGTCGGGTCGTAGCGCAGCTTCCACACCCGGTCATTGAATCCGGTGTTCCAGATGCCACACATATCCACAGAACCACCCGGTTCGGATGCGCCGCCGTTCACTTCGAATTCGACAGTGAAGGCACCTGCTGCAAAGTCGAAGCCCGGCTGCCACTTCACTTCGAAAGCATCGTCCACACCATCGGTCAGCAGCGAAGCCGTGCCAAACTTCTTCAACGCCGTGTCCAGCTGGGCATTACCAGCGAAGGTCAGGATGTTGAACCGCTTGGAGTTGTCCACGGTCGTGGTTGCTCCATCTGCACCATCGAAGTGCAGCAGCAGTTCCACGTTGTCGAAGTTTGCGTCAGCCATTTGTGTGTTCTCCTATTAACCCAGCCGCGATCCCAAGAAGGTCGCTTGGATGTTTTCGCTGCCGTTCAGGGTGGCGGCAGCCACGATGTCAATGCGGTCGCCTACTGCCCAGCTGGTGGCAGTGGTGAAGCTGATGGTGGCGGTCGTGCTTCCGTCTGCGAAGGTGATGGTGCCCACGGACGAACCGTTCTTGCGGATCGTGTAAACGTCATCACCACCAGTCGGTGCTGTGCCTGCAAGGAACTGGCTGCCTGTCAGTGACACCGGAAGGCTGAACGGGAACACAGGAAGGAAGGACCAGATCACCGCAGACGCTGTTGGTGCGCCGGGGATGAAGACACCCAGCCCGAACACGTTGTCACCGGACGGCACCCAGATGCCGGTGCCTGATCCCAGCGTGACGGTGTTGGACAGCTTATAGGTCTTGTTGGCGTTGGTGTTGCCGAAGCGGGCGGTGACGGTGATGCCAGCCACCATGACGTTCGATGACGGGAACCACGGCACCCGCGACAGGGAAGTCGCGCCGACCACATACAGGCCATTTTCCGTGCCGGTCGTCTGATCCTTCAGCAGCACGATGTCGCCTTCATCCAGACCAGCGCCGTCCACCGAACCGCCTGCGCCGGTCGATCCAATGGTGACGTTTGTGTTACTGATGGCTGTGATTGGCTGATGCCAGAAGTTGGCATAACGATCTTCCGTTACATGGAACAGGGTGGTGCCATCGTAGAAGAAAGTCTTCCACCCACCCGGTGCCACCCACTCGATTCCGCTGCCCACCTGCACGGGCACGGACGTGTTGTTGTGCACCACGAATTCACGCGGCACCAGATTGGTCGTCACCAGCTGGACATAGGACGGGGTGGTCAGCGGCGTGCCGCCGTTCTCACTGATGCGGAAGACGCGGTGTCGCTGCCATTCCAGTTCAGTCGGCGTGACTGAACTGTCGGTGCCGGACAGGATGTATTCTTCCAAGTCCGTGATCACGGCATCCAGTTCGGCCAGCGCCGTGTTGATCGCCGCTTCCTTGCCGGTCTGGTTTGGTGTGATCGTCTGAAGGTCAAGGTTATTGGTCATCACACATCCTCAATTTTCACCACCTTCTGGTAGATATTTGCGAACCCGCCGCCATACTGTTGCAGCCACTGATCACTGGGGGAGTTGCCCAGTGCGGCGTTCGGATCATTCACCCATTGATCTGGGAAGTCGCGGATCGTGTCACCTTGCAGCGCCGGGATTTCAGACCAGTGTACAACAGACACAAGCAGCCTGTCATACGCAAATCGGTTGCGGTAGTCAGCATCTGCGACACTGGTCAGCCATCCGCGCACATCCGGGTCGAACATGTAGTCACCAGACGTGATCGTGTTTTCTGCAATACTGCTGAACACGCCATCCACTTCGGTCTTGTAGATTTCCCAGTTCCACTGGAAGTCCTTCAGGTTGCTGAACTCCAAGCTGATCTGCTGGATGTCAGACACGAACCGCATCACTTCCCGGCGCAGTCCCTTCCACGGTGCGCTGAAGACCTTGACTGTGGTTTCATCGTCTTCATAGAAAGTGACAGATTGCGTCTGGGCATTATAGACCACACCCTGCGTGAACTGGCTGCCGATTGGTTTGATGAACACACCAAAGTCTTGGCCTTGCCACGGACTGAAAGTGACATCCCCTGTGCTATCCACCAGTGTCTGGCGCAGTCGGCTGCGTGGGTTCCACTTTATCACATGCCGCCCGGTGGCCGACCGTTCGACATGGATGTCATGCACCAGTGGATTCTTCAGCGACACGTTGTTCTTGATATGCGTCACCACGCCAGCGTTCCTGCCGGACTCACCACGCGCCTTGAAGCGGAAGACAAGATTGCTGATCGGTTGGCCGTTTGTCACGGCTTGGTAGTAGACCTTCTTCGTCCACGACTGGTTCAGCAGAACAAAGTTGGTGCTGCCTGCGGCGAACATGACACTGCCGGGTGCAGAACCCATGTTCAATTCTGTGTTGCGTTGATCGAACAACAGGCCGGTCAGGGTGAACGTGCCGTCACCGTTGTCAGCCACACTGTTGAAGCTGATGATGGTCCAGCGGCCACGGGTGCCCACCAGCGCCATGTTGGCACCTTCGAACAGGTCATCCACACTGGATGCTGTAGTCAGCAGGCTGGTGTCTCCTACTTCGATGGACACCCGCATGGTGGCGAAGGGATCGTATGCGAACCGCCGGGCCGGAACAGTGATGTCGGTCAGCACTGTTCCTGCCGGAACCGCGACGGCTTCGGTTTCGATTTTATTGGTGGCGTCAGCGCCGTTCGGATTGTATTGGTACTGGCTGCCCAAGGCTTCGCCCCAGTACACGTCAGCGCCGCCCCAGCTGTTTGTCAGGATGCCCGGCGTGGGCACCACATAGACAAGGCCGGACGGTTCCGCGATAGTCGCGGAAATGCCGGACACTTCATCGGCATCCCACAGCGGCGGCAGTTCGAAGACATACAGCCGGACAAGGTTCTGCCCAAGCACCGTGGGCAGTTCCTGATCGTAGGGCGTGCCGAAGAACGCCGATATCGTGAAGTCTTCGAAGAACTGGAATGTTTCTGCGGTGATTGTCACGGTGAAGTCTTCATTCATCTGCCATTCAACCACCTTCAGCGTGTAGGCCACGCTGTTGTAGGTGATGCTGATGATGTCGCCGGGTTCCACCCGCATGTATTCAGGCGGCAGCGTGAAGCTGGCCGTCTTCTGACTGATCCATGGGTTGTAGAGCGTATTGTAGGCACCATATTTTGCTTCGTCTGCCGTGATCACCAGCGGCAGGTTCCATGTCACCTGCCCGGCGGTGTCGGTCGCACGTGTCTGGCCAGAACGGAACGCTGTCTGGGTGGCGAAGTTGTAGCCAAGTTCCGGTTCGATATAGGTCACATTCACGCGGGTGGGGATGGACTGTTCTTCCGTCAGTTCCAGTTCGAAGGGTTCGTCCCCGATGTCCGCGATCAGTTCGTCTTCAGTGATGGAGAAGTTCGGCGCGGCCACACCCTTGTTCCGCGCCTGTATCTTCAGCGTGGTTCCAGTCTCCAAGATTTCCAGACCGTAGACAGAACGGATCGGTTCAAGGATTTCGATCAGTGTGCCGGTCTTGTCCGTCAGGAAGCCCGTGACTTGGTCCGTCAGTGTGGTGTCGATCACGACTTCGGCGTCCGTGTAGCCAACATCGACTGCAAGGTCTTCCAGCAGATCGCCCAAGTTCAAGCGGCTGTTCGACAGCGTGCGGTATCGGTTGACGGACACCACACCGTTGGCAAGGCCGGTTCCGACCACCATGTTCCAGCGACTGCTGGACAGCGCGTTGCGGGACTGGATCGTGCCGGACGTGTTGCTGTAGGACTTCCACTCACCGCGTGTCAGGTCAACTTCCATGATCAAGCCGCTGCCTGCAAGGAAGGTCCAGTAGCCGCCAGTGATGTCGTGCAGATAGCACTTGTGGTCAGACGTGGACATGGCCGCAGGCAGGTCGTCAATGGACCAGATCACGGTGTCCGTGGTGATGTCCCACTTATGCACGTGCAGGTCCGCGTAGGTGACGATCAGCTGGTTCTGCAAACGGTCGTAGACCATGCCACGCAGTTCAGTGGTGCCGTCGCCATCCGGGTTCTGGAACACGTCTTCGGTCACAAGGAATGCTTGCGTGTTGTCAATCCCAATCAGCGTGGGCGTGATCACCAACTGGTGAACAGTGTCGTCGCCGTCGCTGCCGAAGTAGAACGTGCACGTGCGTTCATCACGCGGTCCAGCAATCCGGTGGAAAGTGCCGCTGGTCCCGGTGGGCTTCGCCAAGCTGGACTTGACCAAGGTGAAGCTGCCAGCAGGATCAATCTGGAATATGTCGATGGCGTGGGTCACACCGTAGGCCAGCAGGTACGTGTAACGACCGAAGGGTGTGTCCACGTAGTGTGGCACAAAGGTCTGCACCTGATTTGGACTGCTTGCCTTCGCCACGTGCAGCCCGGTGTCGGGGTTGATCAGCACGGCATCACGTCCGGTGGACACCCTGCTGTTGATCATCACACACCTGTTCAGCCATGGGATGAAGTCAAGGTTGAACAAGCTGTCGCTGCCCGGATGCGTCGGGTCGTTCTGGTTCAGCGGTCGTGCTTCAATGAAGGCTTTGGTCGCCAGATCGTACACGAACAGGTCTTCGTCCGTGCCTGTCACCTTATTGATGACATACAGAAGTTCCCGGTTCCAATCCGCAACGAAGGCGCGGTTGTTACTGGAACCAGACGCTGCCAGTGATTCTGTATCAGCTGATACAGCTGTATCGCTGACCAGTATCTTCACCGCCGGAATCTTGTTGTCATATGCGCCCAGTGGCAGGTCTTCAAACACGACGTAGATTTGCCCACGGTAAGCGGACACGTTGCCAGCGCCTTCGCCTGCAATGATCTTCGGGTCCGGTTTCTGTGTTTCGGTGCCGGGATAGAATCGGAACTTCAGCCAGCTGGCCTGCACGCGACTGGTCTTGCGGGTGTCATAGACCAGCTGTCCATCCATCCAGATCGCCACCACATTGGTGTTCGCGGATTTGGTCAGGTTGTAGCCGAAGCTGACAGCGAAGGTGCCTTGGTATTCGTAGCTCAGCTGCTGGCCGTCCTCATACTCGAATTCTTCTAGTGCTTCCGACCAGATGATGTTGCCCCACAGCGGACGGTAGCCTGAAGACACAGGGATCGGCGTGCCATAGGTGGATTGGGCTGCGACACGGGTTTCCCGCAGCCGTGGGCCGGTCTTCCGTCCGCTGGTGTCATAGCCGGACAGATAGCGGTCGTCCACCTTGGTCGTGAAGCTGTTAGGCAGGCTGGTGGGCATTACACGACTCCTATCTCCCCCGGAGGATGGGGCCCGGCACCAGCCGTCCATAGCCGGTCTTGTTGACAGCCGATCCGCCCGATTCTTCTGCGGCTTCGAAGCGTGGCACATCCCTGATCTTGTCCGGGCCGGACAAGAAGTCTTCGCCGCGATAGTTCACCTTGTTGTTGAACTTCGTGGTGCAGGTGGTCGGTCGCTGATCACAGCCCGCATACATGGTGAACGTGTCTCCCACCTGAACCGTTTCCGGCATGTTCAACGCCAAGATGATCTGATCATCTGGCGAAGTCACAGCATACTGGTCCAGCACTTCCATGCGCAAGCCATTGTTGTTGCCGCTGGTCCACAGGATTTCGCCCAGCGCGTAGTATTGGTTGTCGGGGTTGACTGCGAATTCCACGGTGAACTTGCGGTTGTTGTCCACTGCCTTGACGGTGCCGGTGGTCTTGAACGATTCGATGTCCACACCGCAGCGGCTGTCACCCAGCCGCGCCCGGCACTCCGGGCTGTAGACTTCGCCAAGGGTGTTCAGGACAGCGTTCAGGCGGCCAGCAAGGCTGAAGGTTGCCCGCTGCTTGCCTTCCACCACGATGCTGCTGGACTGGCCGTAGAAGATCGTGGGGCCGGTCTGGGCAAGGTTGCCCCAGTTCACCACGTCCACACGCACGGTGCACTTCCTGAACAGCCCAGCGGACACGTCAGCGAAGGTGATGCCGCCAGCGAAGAAGACCACATCCAGATCGGCGGTCTGCGGTTCGCCGCGCAGGGATCGGCTGATGTTGGACACCGCCACGAAGCCGGTGGCGCTGTACGTCTGTGCGCTGTACACCAAATCCCGGTCGTGGTCGGTGTAGCGGTAGACAGTTCCATCGGTCCGGGTGATCGTCACCAGTCGCGCCAGCTTGGTGGTGCCGCCCTGAAGTGCCGCCAAGAACCCGCTGTCAAGTGTCAGGGCCACGGTGCTATTCCTTCAGTTCGATGATGTCGATGTCTGGCAGTGATCCAGCCTGCGCCCACTCCGCGCTGATTTCAAGAAAGTCCGTGTCGAAGCGGACAGGCACGAAGAATTCGCCGGTCACGGTGATGGCTTGCCCAGCAAGTGGGCGGTTGCCTGCCGTGAACGTGATGACACCTGTGGTGGTGTTGATCGTGTAGTGGGTGGTCAGGGTCTTGGTTGTTCCATCCACCTTCACCACGAAGCCTGTGGCGTTCGGGCGGGTGATGTTCCGGGTGTATGGGTTCACCGCGTCCGTGTACAGCTTGGTGATCTGGAAGGCTGCCGTGCCGTCCGTGCCGTCCGTGCTGTTGCCGGTGCCGATGTTTTCGTCGGTCAGGGTGTAGTCCATCCAGTCCTTGAACAAGAAGCCGCGCGCCCGTCCGGCACGCGCCTTGAAGAAGGCAACGATGGATTGCAGGTCGCTGTTCGACTGAATGCCGTAAGCAATATTCCACTTCCGGCGTGGATGCGACCATCGCTGGTCTGCATACTCCGCGCCCGAAGCTGCTGTGACGATGATGGTGCTGAACTCCGGGCCGCCTTCGGCACCACGTTCGATGTCTTCGTCAATCTGAACTGCGTCAATCGTGATCATGTCCGATTATCCCGTGCGCCGTGCGCCAGCGCGGGCAGTCCGCGCCAGCTGGTTCTGGAAGGCCAGCGCAGCCTGCCTGCCGCCTTCTTCGCTGTTGGCATAGATGGTGATGCCACCGCTGACAGACACGCCACCAGCGCCACTTCCGCGCCCACTGGGCAAGCTGTAGTCCATCCGGTCAAACAGGCTGCCAGCCACACCGTAGCCGCCGCTGGCAGCTGTTGCCTGCGGCAGTCCGGGGCGGTACTGGTCAGACACGTTGCGTTTGGCCAGCGTGTAGCGGTCAAGCCCGGCTTCCAGTGTTTCCGTGTTGCGGTTGATGGCACCGTTCATGCCACTGATGCCACCAGTTGCGCTGCCAATTCCCTTGGTGGAGTCAGTCAGGCTGTCCACAGCACTGTCCGCAAACAGGCTGATGAACTCGAAAGGGTTCTCGCTGCTGTCAAAATTCCTGGCTATCAGCTGGTCGTGAATGTCCTGGATCCCGAACTTGCCGCGCCCACCGATCGCGACCTTCTGCTTGGTGATGAAGTCAGCAGCATCGACAGTCGCCACGTTCACCTGATCAATCAGGCTGGAAAAGATCGTATCACCGGCAGCCCGCAGCTTTTCAGCGATTGATGGATCGTCAATGCCACGGCTGACCAGTCCAAGTCCCTGCGTGAACTTGGCTGCTGCTTCCGCTTTGCTGATCAGGCCATCGCGCAGCTGCTGCTGGATCGTCTGGTTCAGCAGGTCATAGCCAAGCGCCAGACGGGCAGCGCCAAGCGCCTGTTCCTTGGCGGACTTGTTGGCGGCCATCAGGTCTTCGTATGTTCCGGCGAAGTCTGCAACAGACGTCTGAACCCTTGCGCGCAAGATATTGCCGCCGCCGACAGTGTACTTCTTGCCACCAAACTGGTTCTTGCCGAAGGCACCGAAGGTGCTGCCGCCACCGCCGGACGATCTGCCAGAAGATGTGCCACCACCGGAAGACGTGCTGGTGCCGCCTATGCCGCCCCTGGAACCCGCAGGTGGTCCGCCTATGCCGCCCCTGGAACCCGCAGGTGGTCCGCCCGGTGCGCCCGGTTCCGGCACCGGGCCGCTGTTTTCGCAGCAGCAGCATTCTGCCGCACTGCCTTGTCCCATACTGGACGGCTTGCTGGCAGCGTTTGCCATAGCGCCTGCGGTCGAAGCAGAAGCCTTGCCCGCGTTAGCAATTTCCTTGGCCAAGTCCTTCCATGCCTTGGCAACATCGGCCAGCACGGTTTCGATCTTCGTCAGGGACTTCACCAGTTCCTTGACCACATCGTCTGCATTGATGGTTTCATCCGACAGCTTCTTCATGCTGTCTGCTGCACCATCAGTGCTGGTTGCTGTGGAACCCATGGTGGTGTTGGCGCTGGACAGGTTGGTGTTCAGCTGGCCGACAGCATCGCCCGCACCACCGGCTTCATCTTCCAGCTGTGCCAAGGCCAAGTTCATGGCCTTCTGTTCCTTGCGCTGATCCTTGATCTGCTTCTTGTATTTTTTCACCTTGTCGGTCAGGTCTTCAACTTCGTCCTTGGCCTTTTCGGTGGTTTCCGCAGCTTCGCCGGTCGCGCCGGTCCACTCGCGCCAGACCTTGATCGCGTTTTCCGTGTTGCCGGTCAGCACCACCATGGCGACAGCCAGCCCGGTGATGACGCCAGTGATCAGCAGAATCTTCGGATTAGCGAAGGCGATGGCCAGCGACTTCACGCTGGCAATGGTTGCGGTCAATGCCGGTCCCAGCGTGGCCCAAAGTGACGTGGCCAGCGTGCTGATCGCAGGCACCATGCTGGTCAGGATCATGTTGGCCAGCGCCAGCCATGCCGGGGTGGCCAGCACGATTGCGCCGGTGGCCAGACCGATGGCGATGGACACCGTGTCAAGGTTCAGGCCGATGGCCGCCAGCGTGGCCTGAATGCTGTCCAGAACCACCTTGAAGATGCCGGTGATGAAAGTTCCAAGGCTGACGAACCAGTTATAAAGCGTGGACAGGGCGTCACTGGTCAGCGTGATGTAGATGATCAGCGAAGCCAGTGCCGTGCCGAAGAAGCCCAGTGGGCTGGTGCTGATGGCAAGGAACAGTGCGCGGATCGCCGTGGTGAAGCCGCCGGTCGCCAGTGATGCGGCAGCCATGGTCGTGGTGCCGCCGGTGATCGTGAAGAACAGGCGCGTCAGGGCCGTGATCGCCGTGGGAATCGCGCCAGCTGCAAGGCTCACACCGATGGCTGTGGACACAGCCAAGATGGCGGGTGCCAGTTCAGCAAGCCCACGAAACAGCAAGGCAATGCCGTCCACCGCTGTACGGATTGCCGTGGTCAAGCCCGCATCACCAAGTTCGATGACGAATGCTTCCAGTGCGGAATAGGCAGCAAGGAACGAACCGTTCAGGTTGTCGTCCATCACGTCAGCCATCTGCTTGGCCTTGCCAGCAGCGCCATCCAGTTCCGTGCGCAGGGTCTTGATACCGTCCACGTTCTGCGTCAGAACCTGCAACGCCGGGCCGCCGCGATCGCCAGCAATCTGCATGGCCTGCGCAGCCGTCAATCCCGCTTCAGACAGCCGTGACAGCACGGTGGACAGTCCCTGCGTCTGCGGGTTGACTTGCTCCATCGTCAGCCCAAGGTCAGCGATGATGCCCTTGGTCATGGCCGAAGGGTTGATCAGCGAAGTCAGGGTCTTCCGCAAGCCCGTGCCTGCGGTGCTGCCTTGCAGACCAGCGTTCGACAGCACGCCAATGGCCGCGCCTGCTTCTTCCAGTTCAACACCCAGCGCCGAAGCAATCGGTGCCACGAACTTGAAGGCATCGCCCAGCTGGCGCACGTTGGTGTTGGATCGGTTGGACGCCAGTGCCAGAACGTCCACCACGCGGGCTGTCTGATCGACTTCCAAGCCCATGCCGGTCAGGACGTTGGACGCAATGTCAGCGGCGCTGGCAAGGTCCAGTGCGCCTGCCTGCGCCAGCGTCAGGGTGCCTTCGATTGATCCCAGCACCTGATCTGCGTCGAAGCCAGCGCGGGCAAGGAACTGCATACCTTGCGCGGCTTCACTGGCGCTGAAGCGGGTGGTCGCGCCCAGTCCCTTGGCCTTCTCCCGCAGCTGGTCGAACTTGTCTCCGGTCGCGCCCGTGATGGCTGTCACCGTGGACATTTCCTGCCCGAAGTTGCGCAGGATGTTGACGCCAGCGAAGACAGCTGCCGCCGTGAACAGTCCCTTGACTGCGGACGCGGCGCTGTTGGCCGCTTTGCCGATGCCGGTGATTTCCTTCTGGGCACCGCGTGCCTTCTTGGCAACACCATCCAGATCATCCTTCACCTTCTTGGTGCCGGTGCTGGCGCGGGAAGGGTCCACGATGACGTTGATCTTGTAGTCAGCCATGCTTCGGTGTCCTTCGGCGGTTGCCAGTCATGCGATCTTCAGTCCGTGCCCGCTTGGCCTTCTCCTGTGATTCGCGCCGCCAATCCATGTAGGCGTTATCCATGGCGCGGACGCATGTGCAGAAGTGGTCAAGCATCAGACCTTTAAGTCCGTGCAAGTTACCATAGTGCACAATGGCGGTCCATGGAATAGGCAGCATGTCGCCCATGGCGCTGTAGTTGCGACAAGTGGACAATTCGAAGAATGCCTGCATGTAGAACTGATCGCCCGGCAGGACTTCTGGTTCGTCCAGATACCAGTCCGGCAGATCACGTCCCTTGGCGATTGCCGCTTCTATGGAAAACCCGTCCCGTGAAAGACGGGCTTCCCACAGCAATCGCTTGGCTAGTTTCCCGGTTCTGCCGGTTCGCCCGGTTCGGGCAGCCCAATGTCATCACCCACGTTCATGAAGTTGGCGGGTGTCATGCAGAAATTCCGCAGGCGGTCGAAGATGAAGTCCGGCAGCGCCGTCAGGAAGTCGTGGCAGTTCTGCTGGCTGAAGGGAACAGCCTTGCCGCTGGCTTCCACGACATCATCCCAGCCCTTGATCACGAAGCGGGAATAGGTGTCCCGGTCCTGCTTGCGGGTGGCGGCCAGCATGTTGGCGTCAGCCTTCTGACGCGACAGGCGCGTCAACTTGGCGCTGTTCTTCAGCACGTAGTTCAGAAGTTCTTCGTTGCTGTCGTTGGCTGGCAGCACGAACAGGGTGGGCGATCCTTCCAGTTCGTCAATGATGAAGGGAACAGGCTTGCCATCGAACTTCAGCTTGGCAACATTGGAAAAGTCAACCATCGGGATGTCTCCTGTGTCGGGATTGTCGGGGAACGGGCGGCCAGCTTCCCGACAAAGCTGGCCGCCCCAGTCTGCGCAAACTGTTCCGGTTATGCGCCGCCGGTCACGTTCGGCAGGTACGGGAAGAAGGAAACACCCATAGAGGTTTCCAGCGTGTCGTCCTTGAACGCTTGGGCGGCCACATTGATCAGAACGCTTTCATTCAGCGGGAATTCCATCGAACCATCGCCCAAGGTCATGGACGGGATGTCGATGGCCACGCCGCCGTCATCGTTCTTCAACAGCATGTCCATGGTCACGGTCGTGTTGTTGCGGATCGCGTCCACCACATCCGAATTCGTGAAGACCAGCTGCGCTTCGATGTCGATTTCGAAGTTGCCGCTGTTCATGTACCGGGCACCCAGTACACCCAGAACCTTTTCCGGGGACACGTTGTTGTTGATGTTCAGCGTCATTTCCTTGAAGTCGGTCGTCATGCCAGTTTCATCCACTTCCGTCACACGCAGGCGTGCAATGTCGGACGTGGTGTTCAGGGCCGACTGGCGAGTCACCTTCTTGGCGGTCGATGCGCCGGACTTGCGGGTGGTCGTCGGCACTTCGGTGTCGGTGCCGATGAAGCCGAAGCTGATAGTGGCCTTGTCCTGTCCGGGCAGGTTGATCGCCATGGTGTTGCAGAAGTTGCCCAGCGCATAGACATATTCGTCAGTGCCTATGCCACCAAGGTCCGGCATTTCACCTTCGAACTGGAACGTGCGTTCCAGATAGTCAGCATCGTCGGTTGACACGTTGCGGACGAAGCGTCCGAAGAAAAGGTCAATCTGACGGGCGGTGCCGCCAGCACCAGTGCTGGTGCCATCGTCGGCCACGTAGGTGCTGGTCTTCTTGTCCAGAACGATCAGGTTGGCTGCCACGGACACGATCCGCGCCAGACCGTAGTTCACGCTGGCGTTGGCCTGCTGGAAGAACTGGTTGGCCGCAACAGCGCCGCCGATCCAGATGAACTGGCCAGCGGTCAGGTCCAGCGTGGTGAAGTCCAGCGTGGTGCTGATCAGGTTGCCATCGCTGTTGATTTCGAAGTCACCGGCTGCGCCGCGCACGCCAGCCACTTCCAGTGTGACGTTGTTGGCAGCGGTGAAGGTTTCAGCGGTCAGCGAAGACGTGACAGCGATGCTGGTGCCGGTCGAACCAGTGTCCACCACGTGCAGGCCGTTGTTGGCGTCATTGGTTGCGCCACGCACGTAGACAAGGGTGCCAGCTGCAAGCGATCCGCCGGAAGCCACGACGAAGGCACTGGTCGTGCAGGAAGTCGGCGCGAATTCGGTGCCACCGGCGGCAGCTGCGAAGCAGAAGCCTTCGATGAAGTCCAGCGCCGAAGCCATGGTGAAGTCCGCTTCGAACTCCACGGCGCTGTCAAGGTCAACGATGGTTCCCTTGCGGCGCTGCTTCAGCCTGGAAATGGGCGACCGTGCCACGGTCGTGATTTCAGCACCGAAGGTGTCGATGCTGTTTGGCTCTGTCTGCTGCCATGCGGTGCCAGCAACGCCAAGGCTGGATTCGATGCAGTAGTTCAGCGCCACATTGTTGGTAAGTACGCGGGCCATCTTGTGCTGTCTCCTATTTCACTTCTTCGTGGTAGAAAGCCACTTCAACATTGGTCTGATCCCACCGGCCATCCACACCGATGCGGCGGCGCTGGGCGTCAAGATACACAACACCGTCAGCCCGGACACCTTCGAACATATCACGGATGTGTTGCACAATTCCATCGGTAACTTGCACGCCATTGCCTGCGGTGTCAAACACTTGGAACAGGATGGTGCCGCGCCGATCATAGCGCCGGTTGCCTGTCTTGCCCAAGGTCTGCTGCTGACTGTCGGACCACAGGACAATCATGCGCAGCCATGGGCCGGTCGCGGGCGGGTCGTAGGGTTCGTTGCGGAACGTGACTTGCGATGCCGCCCAGCCGGTCGGCAGATTGGCCACCATCCGGGCATAGATCGCTTCGGTTGCTTCGTTGTTGGTCGTCATCTGCTTGCCAGTCCTGTCAGGTCAAACTTGACAGCCTTTTCGATGGCGTTCTGAACGAAGCCTGCCGGTGCCTGCTTGGAACTGCCTTCGTTCAGGCGGGTGATGTAGCGCACATTGTTCGACACGAAGACCAGTCCCCTTTCCAGCTTGTAGCTGCTGGCGACAGACAGGATGCCAGCTTGCTGGGCTGCTGTGTTCACGCTTTCACGTGTAGCCACTGGCTGATCCACCGGCTGGCCGATTGCAGGCACCCAGTTGGCGCGTGCCCAGCCGACATCCACCGGCGTGGTGGCAATAAGGTTGGAAGTCACGTCCAAGGTGATCTTCTTGACCACCCGTTCCGTGACTTCCGTCAAGATTTCGATGACACGCTTGATCTGTCGGTCGTGATCGTCGGCCATCACCTTACCTTACTTGTTGTCCTGATCCTTGCCGCCGGTGGCGTCCTTGCTGTTGCCGACAGGTTCAGGCGAAGTTGCCGGTTCGGTCTTGCCTTCACCACCTTCGTCACCCTTGGTGCTGTCACCAGCAACCGCAGCAGCTTCTTCAGCTGCCTTGGCTTCACGCATACCTTCGACAGCGTTCTGAACGTCTTCTTCCGACATCGCCATCAGCTGTTCGACTTCTTCAGCGGTCAGGCCGAATTCGTCCATCAGCTTCTGCATTTCGTCGTTCGGGACCACATCCGGCAGCCGCTTCGTTTCTTGGATTTTATGGCCGCGTTCTGCCCAGACCATGCCAGACACGATGTAGCCACCAGCTTCAAGCAGGCGGACGCGGCGGCACGAACAGGACATGACGCGCCACGGGAATTCCTGCCCGATGGCAAACGGTCGTCCTTGGAAGCGGAAGTTCTTCTTGGCCACATACTCCGTACGTCTGTGCGCTGTACACCAAACATCCACGCGGGTTGTGTCCTGGTTGGTCGTCTTGGGCTTCTTCGCCATGTCATTGTCTCCTGTCGGGGTTGATGCAAAAGCGCCGGGCAAGGGTGTTGCCCAAGCCCGGCGCGTAGCTGATCAGGTAATCATCGTCACCGATTAGGCGACGATGGTGTCCCAGAAGAAGCCAAGGTCGGCAGACACCAGCTTCTGGTCGAAGGCCATTTCGATTTCCACACGATCAGATGCTTCCTTTTCGATGCGGAACTTCTTGATGCGGCCACCCATGGCACCTGCACCCATATGGCCAGTCCAGCTGAAGGTGTAACCAGCAGTCGGAACCATCAGGCCGGGCGACGGTGCGGCGTAGCACAGCAGCGCCTTCTTGCCACCGATGAAGGAATGTGCAGCCGTCTGGCCTTCCTTCGCGGTGTTTTCGATGCTTTCCATGACGAACACGCGGTCCACCTTGAACAGACGGGCAAGATCTGCCGTGGTCACATCAGCCGGGCCACCGGGCGTCTGGCCGTACTTGATACGGTCCACGATGTCCGGGTGATCATACAGGGCGTCCGCGACGGCTGCGCCCAGCACAAGGGTGTTCGGCTTGAAGCCGGTCGATTCCAGAACGGTGCGCTTCGCTGCCCGGATGTTTTCAATCGGGATGGACGAAGCATCGTTCCACTGAAGCACCTGCGAACCAGTCGGGGAAGACGCAACGCCGTCCCAGTCGTTGGTCCAGATGCCGCCGCCAAAGTACTTGGACACGAACAGCTTTTCGCGCTTGATCAGCGCCTTGTGCGTGACAAGGTTGGTGGCATCGCGGTCCGGGTTCACCTGCATGTCGGTGTTGTTGCGGACCTGATCAGGGATGTCGTGGTGGAAGGCGTAGACCGGCGCGAAGTAGGTCGGCGTGTTGTCCAGTTCGTAACCGGAACCAGCCGACTCCGTGCCGGGTGCACGTTCTTCCATTTCATCCCGGTTGAAGAAGCTGCGGTCGTAGGTGTAGTACCGATCCGACTGCTTCGACACAGGGATGTTCGGGAACACACGGTCAGCAACGAAGCTGGATGCGTCCTGAAGGTAAGCGATTGAAATGTTCGTCAACGGGCTGTTGACATGAACGTCACCGGGTGTGGGCTGCATTGTCGTTGTCTCCTATCTGATCAGCCGAATTAGGCCAGAATGTGCTTGCTGACCAGCAGGACCGGGACCAAATCCCCGTCAGCTGCGCCTGCCAGTGCGACACCCAGAACCACGTCACCGGAAGCAGCCGTGATGGCTTCACCGTTGGCGTCGGACTGGACGTTTGCGCCAGCGGTAATCGAACCACCGGCAACCACCTTGACCACGCCAGCGTGGGCGACGGTAGCCGCCTTGCCAGCCGCGTCAGGCTTGTTCTGAAGCACACCGATGCCAGCGCCGCCTGCGGAAGCGACAGCAGCAGCCTGCCCGGAACTGTTGACGTTCACGAAGCGGAACTGCTTCGCGGAAAGGTCGCCAGCCGCCGGAAGGGTGATCGACTGGACTTGATTCTGGGTAGCCATGGGTCTTGTCTCCTACTGGCGGTTTGGTTTAGCAGGCCACGGCTTCGTAAAGCCGTGCACCTTCTTCGGTATCAAGGACGAAGCCCATGGCCTTTTCCTTGGTGATCTTGTGTTCTTCGGCGTAGTCGGCGGCCATCTTTTCCAGACGGGCGTTTGCGTCAGCCTTGGACACAGCCGGGCCACTTTCAGCGGTCGGCCTGGTGGCCGAAGTGCCGATGGTGGTGGTGGCCTTTTCCAGCGCAGAAGCCTGTGCCTTCAGCATGGTTTCGACGGCGGTGCGGGTGGCTTCGTCTTCGATGCCAGCGACTGCCTTCAGAAGTGCCACGCGGTGGGCGACTTCACCCGGCAGACCGGCATAGTCGCCTTCGGCTGCCTTGGTGAACGCAGCGTCTTCGGCGTCAGCCTTGGCCTTGGCCAGTTCTTCTGCGTCAGCGTCCATCTTCTTCGCCATGGCGATCAGGCGCGGGTCATCCGACTTGCGGAACTCCGAACCGTCGCGGGCGGTGTAGACAACGGCATCGGCGTCAGCTGCCTTGGCGATGTCCTTGGAACGGTCAGCGGCGGACTTGGCAAGGAACGCATCCTTGTCGGCGTCGGCCAGCGTGTCGAAGTGCGCCTTCTCCACATCCGTCAGGGAAGCGATGGATTCAGCCTTGGCGATCCGGGCTTCCAGTGCAGCCTTGGTTTCGGCAGCCTTGGCAAGTTCAGCCTGTGCTTCTTCCAGCTGGGCTTCCACAGTCTTGGTGGTCATGGTTTCAGTCTCCTGTGTGGTGTCCACGTCAGCCACTTCGGCGTCGATTATGGTAAATGAGGATTTACCATATTCGTTAACCGAAACAGCCGCAAGGACTTTCTTGACGATTTTGTGCGTGTGCCCAGCGGCAGCACCCACGATGATGTTGCCTTCCATATCCTTCATCCACGGATGGTTATGGTCGGCACCGTTCGAATCGACAGACCAGCTGGTCGTGCCAGCCATTTCTTCGATGTCGTAGATCAGGTGGCTGTGCCCGTCCACGTCCGTCAGAAGCATGGCCAGCTTCTGCACGGGTTTGGCACGCTTCATGATCGCCATGGTGGCCGCGCCCTGTGCAGGCACGGTCACGGCGCTGATTTCGTCCAGCTTGAACGCACGCATGATCCGCTTCGTCTGCTTGGGCATGGCTTAGAACTCCACTTCCTGATCTTCGACACGGCGGCCACCGATGCTGAAGCCGGTGTACTCGCCGGACTTATACTTCTCCAAGATCGCCGGGCCGGGCTTCATGCCTATCAAAAGGCCAGTTTGCTTGGTAACGATCCCCAGTGCCTTGGCCACATCGCCGGTCAGCGGAAAGGCGAAGACCACGTTGCCGATCTGGTCGCCTTGGTGCATGTCCTTGGCCACCCGGCTGTTCTCCATGAATTCGGACGCTGCCTTCAGCATCGCGTCTTCAGGAATGTGGTCGTTCTGGCTGTCGTAGTAGTCCTTGCCATCCACCTTGCAGACAACAGCGAAGCCGAACACAAGGCCAAGGGTTTCATCCACCTTGGCGACGGACACTTCGGACTGGGTGTGGAATTCGGTCATGGTCATCCTGCGATCAATTCGGGATTAACCACGATCATTAGCACGGGTTAACGGATCGACCAACACAAAAAAAAAGCAGGCCACCGTTTCCAGTGGCCTGCTTCTGTGTTCCGGGTGAACTGACCAAAGTGCCCGGAACGATGCGCCTGTCCTTAGACGGCGCTGATCTTGAACGTCTTCAACTTCGATTCCATGTTGGTCCAGCCGATGAACACATCCACCGGCAGCTGCCTGATGGCGTCACGCATCACCCAGTCTGGAACTTCGGTCGGACGCGGCAGCTTGCTGTGGTAGTGACGTTCGTCAAAACTGTCCCACTTGTTGTCGCGCCACCTGCGCTTGGATTTGCTTTCACGGGTTTCTTCCGCGTATTCCTTCAGCACCAACTGGGTGTTGCCATACAGTGCGCCGGACTGGCTGAAGGACCAGCGCCGCCGCGCCAATTCTCCATCATATTCATAGACGTGGATCATGCTGCTTCCCCTTCCTTCTTGTCGTGGGCTTCCTTCATTTCGGCCATTGCCGACTTGGCACGTTCTGCATCCCGCTTGATCCCGTTCACGCAGTAACGCAAGTCAGCCCACGTGAACGCCTTGCGGCGCATGGCATAATCGCGCAGACGGCGGGCGTGGCAGTTTTCGTGACGGCTGTACAGCAGGCAAAGCCCAGACAGGAAGATGCCCTTGTGACTGAAGTCTTCGCTGTCCGGCAGAAGTTCCGTTACACCGTTCGGGTTGAATGCGTGGAACGAAGCGGCATCAGCCTTCAGCATGCCTTCATCGCTGGTGGCTTCGTCAAAGATATAGGCGGTTGAGAAGTCGTTACGCTTGGTCATTGGTCAGTTCTCCTGTTCGACGGAGAAGACCTTAGCAGCTACACCTTCCCGGCGCGATAGATTGTGTGCGGCATGGTTAACGCATCGTTCAGCCGGATGTGTGCGCAGATGCGGACGCCAGTGCCCGGCAGCATCACGCGGGCGAAGTTGTCCGCGTCTTCGCGCCGGGCGAACCACACCGCCTTGCTGTAGAACTGCGTCCACCGGACGGGATCGGTGTGTGTCGGGGAACAGTGATCCATGGACGCAAACATGGGTGATTCCCAGCTGCTGTCCAGTTGTTCGATCAACCACACTTCGTCCTTGTCTGTCACAGCGATTTGATCCTTGTGCTGACACTGCACCTGCATTGGACAGTTTCCGCAGCTGGTGCTGACGGATCGCCGGGGAACATTAAGGCGTTCCCGTCGCCCGATGTAAAGGGAAGACCGAAGGGTCGCTTCTGCCCGTTCATGGTCCTATGGCTGTCGCGCACGCGGCTGTCCTTCGCGCTGTGCCACTCCTGCACCAAGTCGGTCGGGTCCAGCGTGCCGTTCTGCACAGCCTGCTGAAAGGCTTCCTGCGTTCCCATGTGGACAGATCGCAGGGCTTCGGTGCGCCCGATCACTTCGCTGCGGTATTTCACATACCGTTCGCCGTAGCGTTCGACCATTCTGTCGATGGTCGCCTGATCCAGCGCCTTGCCGTCACGCACCGCGTTCAGCAGCGTGCGGTCGAAGCGTGCGTCCCGCAGCTTGCGGTTCAGGGCTTCGGTGTCCAGTTCTTCCAGCATCCGGCGGTAGTTGCTGACAGCCGCCGCCTGCCGTTCTGTCAGGCCGACACTGTTGCGGAACGTGACGGCTTGCTGCCGTGGGTTCACGCCATCACGTATGCCTTCTGTCATCCGGTTGCGCAGCACGTCCCGTTGTTCCTGCGTGAACTCGCGGATCAGCCGCAGCTTGTTTGACTGCATCTGGTCCACCGCCCTCTGGTTCACGATGTCGAAGCTGACGGTGACGCCAATCTGCTGGGCCATGAAGGTTGCCGTGGCCTGCCCGCTGTTGATGAAGGCACCGTTGGCCGTGTCCGCGAAGCTGTCGAACCCGGACAGGACACCAGACAGTGCTTCGTCAATGCGCCCGGCACCCAGCAGCTGGGCAAGCAAGGTCAGGTTGATGTCGGCACGCATCCGCTGGATGGTCGCCCGAAAGGCAGCAGCCAGCGCCGGTTCCATCTTGTTCAGCAGGTCTTCGATCAGCTTTTCAGTGGTGGCCATTACTTCCTGCCCAGCACCAGATATGTGGCCGCCGCCGGGTCGCGTTCCAGCGTGCGCATGATCTTGTAGGTGTCGCCCTCTATTGTCACCTGATCGTCGTTCTGGGGAATGAAGCCCGCAGTGCTGAACGATCCAGCCAGCATCAGGATCGCCACGTCACCCACACGGATCGTGGTGTCTTCGTCGCGGTACTTCTTCGCCACGCCATCCTTGATCCCTTCGAAGGTCACGGTGGTGGTGGTCTGTGCGCCGCCAGCCGTCAGGCTGCCCGGTGTGCGGCTGCCGTATGCCGTCCGGGTGATGGTGCCCGGCACCAGCTGTCCGCTGAAGGCCGCTGCCACCTGCGCTGCAATGTCGATTCCGAACAGGTTAGGCATCGTGATCACTCCTACTTCGGCCAGTGGTAGGCCAGTTGCATTCCGATCCCTGCCACAATCACCAGCAGGATGATGGCCGTGACTGGCCAGTCCGGCGGTTCTGGTGGCAAGAAGGGAAGCATGTCACAGCCAGCGCCTGTTGGCCACTGCCCGCAGAACGCCGATCCCGAACAGGATCACCGCACCGATGCCCAGAAGCATCGCGCCTTCGGGCCACAGGTCGAAGCCATTCGCCGGGCTGGTAGCAACCAGCTGTTGTGTGCTGGCACCCTTGGCTTCAGCTTCGGTGAACGCGGCCAGCTTGTCTTCCGGCACACAGATCACCTGCGCCACGTCATGGTTCAGCAGCTTGCGATCCGACAGCCGGTTCTGCCACGTCAGGCAGTCGTCCACGTTGTCGTAGGTTGCCCAGCCGTCAGCGATGGCACCCGTCACGGTCTTCCACTGGCCGCCTTCGTTGGTGCGCAGAAGCATGTGCGTCTTCATAGTTCCCAGTCTCCTGTATCAGTGGCCATGATGTACATGGCGCAAACGATCACACCCATGACACACAGGCTGATCAGCTTGTCCAGATCGGACAGTTCACCACCATGCGGCACCATGTCCCTTCCATCCTTCATGTGGCAGGAAGCCATAGCGCATATACCTGCGCACCATCCAGTAGGTCAGGCCGACTGCGACCAGTGCGAACCAAATGCCATCAGTGAAGTCCATCGTCGTGTCTCCTATGAAGGTTTAGCGTTGGTCAGGGCTTGCCAGTCGGCTTTCTGATCCATCGCCATGCGCTTTTCGTGCGCCAAGTATGCGTCCTGATCGTACACCACCGCGTGATCCTTCACCAGTTCAAGTTCCACTTCCACGTTGGTCAGTGCAAGGTTGACGATGGTGCGCGGATTGGTTGCGTTGATTGGCTGCACTGTGATGGACGCGATCTTGAACAGGTGCGTGATGTTGTTGCCGTGATCGTCAAACAGCTGAACGCGGCTGGCGTCAGGTGGCAGTATCATCTTCATCTTCGTCCTGTTCCTTTGCTGTCGTGACCAGTTGGTGAAGGTTCCGCCCCACGTCTGCCGGATCGGCAGTGATGCGGTCCCATGCTTGATACAAGGTCACGTTATCATAGAACGGGCCGAAGGCAATGGCCGCATATCGCCCTTCGTCGTCATACATTGTCGCATGTATCTGCGCGGCGATCTTGCCGTCCGGCTGATCCGCGAACATGATCTGCAACAGGAATTGCCAGTTCAGCACTGCACCGTCTGGCCGGAACACGCACACCCGGCACCAGTCATGGGTGCGGATGTGGAAGTCCTGATTGCTGGGCACTTCGGGCTGGATCGGAACGCTGGGCTGTCGGAAGCCGCCAATCATGTCAGGTGCCAATCAGGTCGAAGTCGCCGCGATCCGCTTGGTCTTCCTTGTCGTCCACCGGATCGGGTGCGGTGTAGCGCGATTCGTCCGCGCCGTAGTAGTAGCCACGGTCGCCGTCACTGCCGCGCAGCCACAGGCCGACCATTTCGTGGACGATCTGCGGCAGCCGGGTGGACGTGGTGTCCGTGGGCCGGAAGTTTTCAATCTCCACCGATCCTGCCTTCAGCCGCTTCACGTTGGTGCCGGTTGTGGGCTTGTTCAACACGTCCGTGCTGCTGTTCAGGATCAGCGCCAGTTCATAGGCCGCTTCTTCCACGATGGTGGGCACGGCATCCGTAGGCAGCGGCATCCCGTTGCGGTCCGTCAGCCCAGTGCGCGGGAAGGCCAGCACCTGATCTTCCGCCACTTTGCTGCCGTCCCACAGCAGGCGTTCGAACAGCCGGGTGGCCTGCACCATCAGCCGTGCCTGTGCATCTGCGTCCAGTGCATTCCACACAGCCGCGTTCGGGCTGCCGGTGAAGTAGATCGTGGCTGCCGCCTGCGTGCCATAGACGTTGAATTCCGTGCCGCCGCTGGCTGGGATCATGACTGTGCCCATGGTCGTTCCTTACAGGATCATGAATTCGTTGTTGCCGATGCAGCGGATGTGCAGCGCACCATAGGCGGCGGTCGTGGCCTTCTCACCACCGTCTGTGCCGTTGACGGTCACGCCGGACGCGCCGGTCACAGTGACTGCGCCAGCGCCACCTTGAACGATCTGCGTCCAGTCGCCATCCTTCCAGTTCAGGTTCGCAGGGATAGTCACCGCGATTGCGCCCGCGTTGGTGGCGCGCACGAACTTATACTGGTGCAGGCGGGTGGCAATGGTGAAGCTGGTTTCGCTTTCTTCCACCGTGCCGTCATAGCCGCCGATCAGGTTGGTGGCCAGCATCTTGCCACGGACTTTGTGCGTCATCGTCTTGTCTCCTAGTTGCTGTCGTCTTCTTCAGGATCAGGCACGTCATCGTCGGCGTCTTCGGTGGACGGCGGGGTGCTGCCGGGATCGTCGTTCAGTGCATCAGCGCCAGCTGTCCGAAGCCCGGCGATCATGCTGTTCTTCTGGTCCATGACTTCTTCGATCAGTTCCATCGGCGTCTTCGACAAGCCCAGAAGATCGCGCACTTCTTCGCAGGCCGGGTCACGCGGGTCCAGTGTCACGCCAGCCTGCGCCATGTCCTTCAGTGCCCTGGTGATATTCTCCACGTCACGGAACTGGATGGCTTCCGGCTTCAGCTTCGGCATCAGGTCTTCGTCCAGACCGTTCAGCTTCCACAGCGGCCACAGGATGTCCCATTCAGCCGACTGGCCAAGTTCGGTCAGTGCGCTGTCCACCAGCCTGTAGAAGTTGCTGGTCTTGTCAGCTGACAGTGCATAGGCACCGCCGTCCGATCCCAGCAGCATGAATTCGGTGCCCGTGATCCGGGCCATTTCACGGTTGATGCGTTCGATGGCGTTGTGGATGTTGGCGTGGATGGTGCCAGCGCCATCGCCGCGCATCATTTCCACATCCCACTTGCGGATGGATGACGGGGACTGCGCTTCGTCCACGTTGCGGTAGGTCGCGCTGTCCAGCAGGATGCCACGGTCGGGCGACTGCTTGTGGTACTGCACGAAGTCCTTCATGAACTGGATCGACTCTGCCAGCTTAGCCGGTGTCATCTTGCCAGCCTTAACCAGATTGCGCAGTTCGTTCAGCGGCGCACGCGCCACCGGCATTCCGTGCAGATCGTTTTCGTAGCCGACACGTTCCAGCTTCAGCAGCATTTCCAGACGTTCGGCTGGTTCGATCAGCTGTCGGGCAAGGCCAAGGCCATCAGGGCTGTCAGACAGGGTGTCGTCCACCGTGTAAAGCAGCTTGCCACGCGGCAGGTACTTTTCCTTGAACGTGGTCGGGTTCTCCTGCACGCAGCCAAGCACGTTGCCAAATTCGTCCACGTCCCACTTCTTGATTGTCGGCTGCGGACGCATGGCGATGTCGTGCAGGCCATAGCGCCCGTCCTTGCGCTTGACTGCCACCCATTCCTGTGTGGCGAAGCCGTGGAACTTGTAGGTGGCCTGCCTGCTCACGATCCGGTTCCACGGTGTGACCATCTGGTCCAGCACTTCTTCCACGAATTCGGCTGCCTGCTTGGCAGCGTCGGTGTCGTCCGCCGGTTCCACCTTCCAGTCCGCCTTGGCGATCAGGTTCAGGAAGTGCCGTGCACTGGCCGCGACCACAGACGTGTTCACCATCAGGTTCTGAAACGTGGCATAGCGCCGGTCGCCGGTCAGGGCCGCGTTCTTTTCGCGGTGGTCGATCAGGCCGCCATAGATGACGGTGCCGCTGGAACCCACTTCCTTGGTCGGGGTGGGCTTGGTGCGTTCAACGCCGATTGTTTGCAGGATGTTTTCCAGCATCGAAGCCATGGTGAGTCCTTCAGTTCAGCTGCCGCGTCCGGCGCTGGTGATCACGGTGCCAGCATAGTGATGGCCGGGGAAGGTTGCAAGCACTTAGCTTGGTCGTCGGGGCCATGCGAGAAGAACAGGATGGTCGCGGATGTCGTCGCGCCTGTTCCAGCGGTGATCCACCCAGCCACGGCGCAACTGGTCGCGCTTGCGCTGCTGGGCTGCCTCACGTTCTTCACGAATAGCTGCCTGCTTGGCTTCGCTGGCAGCACGCTTGGCAGCCCGTTCCCGTTCAGCCTTGTCACGTGCCGCAGTTTCTTCGGCGGACAATGGCCGGTTCCATGAACGCATCCATGCGTGGTGCTGGTTCCATGCGCGAACATGGGCACGGGCGTCCAGCAGCCAGTATCGCTGATTTGCGTGCAAGTCGTCGGTCATGCGTCATGGTCCTTGAAGATCGCGGCACGCACGGCAGCATCCTTCGCTTCCAGCAGCTTGCGCAGGGCGACAGTCCGTTCCGGGTTGCGTGGCAGGGTTTCGATGATCGTTTCCGCCAGATCGAAGAACGGCTTGCTGACAGGCTGCAAGTGCGGCGGCAGGTGTTGGTAGGCGAAGAACTGTGCAATCGGTTCAGTCATTGGTTCGTCTCCTGTGTTGGGTTGCCCAGAATGCAGAACCGCCTGCCGTGTAGTCAACGTGGCAGGCGGTCGCAGGGCGGGGTGATGATCAGAACGGCATGTCGTCTAGATCGGCTTCGGTGATGGTGGCGAAGGTGCCGCCACCTGCTTCGTCGGCTTCGTCGGCTTCTTCGTACATGTCGGCATCGTCTTCCGGGTGCGGCTGCATCGGGCCGGAATAGAACGGGTTGCGATACCAGACATCACGGTCAGAAAGCACCCAGCAAGCGGTCGGGTCTTCGCGCCCCACGTTGCGGGCATATTCGCGGTCGGCAAGTTGTTCGAAGGACATTGGTCAGTTCCCCTGTTTGGGTTGGATCAGTTGTCCAGCAGTGCGCCGGGTGCCAGCGGACGGTTGTGCAGGAAGCACGGCACGTCCACGTAGTGGTGCAGATCGTCGGCGTGGACATCGCGCAGATCGGTCAGCTTGAAGGATGCTTCGGCACCGTACTTGCGGCGCAGCTGGCCGATGGCCTGCTTGCGGTCGCGGGCGACGGTGACATCAGCCTGCGCTGCGCCATCGGCGTGGCGGACGTAGACTGCGAAGGTGGTGGCGCGGAAGCGGTACATGGTCAGTTCTCCTGTTCAAAGTTGAAGCCTCATTATGACGACAACAGCCCAGAAGGCAATGCCCGGATCGCCGCGTGGTTAATGATCCGCTAACGCAGATCAGAAGCTGCCAATGATGCAGCATGATAGATCAGCACGGGGTTCCCGCTTCGCCACCACCATCGCCGGTCACTTCTTCCTGCCGCTTGCGGATCAGCAGCCGACCATAGGCGCGGCTGGCTGCGTCGATCTGGTCCTTGAACTTGCCAGCCGGGAAGGTGGACGCTTCGTTCACGAAGTCGCTGTTCCAGCCACCACGCAACAGCAGCACCTTGCCGCCTTCCTGCTGCGCCGCCAGCGGCATGGCACGCATGGCCTTGTCGCCCGACTCCGGGCTGAAGAACACGGGATAGCCTTCCAGCATCCCGATCAGCGAAGACTTCTGCACCTTGCCTGCCTGTCCGGGGTCTTGCGGCATGTCCTGCACGATGTCATAGCCGTCTTCCTTCACCGTGGCTTCGATGAAGGCTTCCGTCTCATTTGGTCCCTTCTGCACGCGGGTCACATTGGTGATGATCGTGCGGCCATCACGCAGCAGTCCCATGCGGACGCGGCAGGTGTAGGCCGCCTGCTTGCTGTCCGTGGCTGCGAAGTCCCAGCCGCCCACTTCGAACATAAGCACGTCCGGTATGTTGTCCACGATGGCCCACAGGTCACGCTTGAACAGGCCGCCACCACGCAGTGCCGGTCGCTGTTGCAGCTGTCCGGCTTCGGCGTAGGTGCCGCCCCATGCACGCAGCTGCTGCTTCAGTTCTTCCACCTGTTCGGTGTCGAAGCGTTCCGGTGCCAGCAGCTGGCCGTCTTCGGTGCGCGGGTCTTGCAGGTACATGGGCCGATAGATCAGCTTGCCTTCGTGCTTCTCGTAACCGTCAGGCAGCGGCTGTCCTTCGCGCACCCACATGTCGGTCTGTGGTATCTTGGCCACGCGGTGGATGGTCGGTCGCGCCATCCATGTCGGCTTCACCACGGTGTAGCAGCGGCGTTCTTCTTCGAACTCCATTGGCAGCATCAGGTGGGTGTAGCCAAGTTCCTTCGCCAAGATCACGCCGGACACGTCTTCTTCGTGCACCCGCTGCATGATCACCACGAAGGCTGACTGCTTGTTGTTGACGCGGGTGGGTAGCGTTTCACTGAACCACTGGATCGTGTCCTGCCGCTTCACGTCACTGTCGGCACCACGCACGCTGTGTGGATCGTCAAGCAGCAGGCGGTCGCCACGGAAGCCGGTCAGTGCCGAACCACTGGACGCAGCCAGCCGCCAGCCGGTGGCGGTGTTCTCATAGTACGACTTCAGGTTCTGGTCGTCCTTCCAGTCGAAGGTCGATCCCCAGCGTTCCTGATACCACTCCGACTTGATCAGGTCGCGGCAGCGCACGTTGTCGCGCATGGACAGCTTGTCCGCGTATGACATGCCGATGTAGCGCATGTGCGGTCGGTTGCGTGGTCCCCATTCCCAAGCAGGCCAGAACACAGCGGTGGTCATCGACTTGGTGAAGCCGGGCGGCACGTTGATCAGCAGCTTCTTAATGTCGCCAGTGGTCACGGCTTGCAGGTGGTCGCAGATCGCTTCGATGGACCACGTGCGCTTGAACGGGGTGGACGGTTCCAGCGTGTGCCAGCCCTGTTCGATGAAGTCGATCAGCTTTTCTTCGGCGTTCAGCTTCTGCGCCACACGGGCACCCGCCGCCACGTTGAATTCCTTGGCCACTTCAGGATCATGGGCTGCACGGGAAGCCCAGTCGAACATGGCGGCCATGCGGTTGTCGTCGCGGTGCCGATCTTCGTTGATGTCGGTCACACCCTTCATTCGTCGGTCACTTCCAGATCGGTCGCACCAGCCTTGTCGATTGGTGATGGCTTGTCCGCCAGCGATTCAACGAAGCGCAGGAACAGCTGCCGCTGTTCGTAGGTCAGCTTGGTCATGTCGAACTTGCCGCCTTCATCGAAGTCGCTTCCCTTGCGTTCAATCGTCACCAGCGACTTGTCCATCACGGTCGGGTCGCGGTACTGCCACAGCTTCATCAGCAGCTGGTCGCTGTAGTGGCGTTCCTTGACCACGATGCCATCGTCGTCCTTCACCAGCTTGCCGTCATAGATCATCGGGCGTTCGATGCCTTCCACTGCCCGGCGGTGCACTTCCTTCACGATGCTGTCGTTGTATCGCTGGAAGGCTTCTTCGAACAAGGCCGCGAACATGGGGTTGTTGATCCGCGCATAACGCACCGCCGCAGCGGTGGTCCCCACGATGTCGCAGCTGGTCTGGATGAAGCCAATGCGTTCATAGACGTAAAGGAACTCCGCTTGCAGCTTCGGGCTGCTGTACAGATCGACACCCTGCCGCTTGCCTGTGACCAGTGCATGGTATGCGCCGTCCGCGTATGCCTTGGCGGTGTCCGGGTCCACGGACTTCAGATGCTTCTGCCCTTCAAGCCATGCCCGGATCAGCACGTCCATCTGGTGATAGTCCGGCTGCTGGTCTTCAGGGACTTCCGGCAGGCCAGCCGTGTCCAGCTGTTCCACACGTGCACGCACGACAGCACGGGCCGCAGGCAGGTCGCTGTGCATCTGGTCGTCTTCAATGACGGCATGGACGGGCCGGACGGACGGCGCATCCGGCAATTCTCCCGGCGGGATCATCTTGGCTTCCGCCATGGTCCGCGCCGTGCGGGTCTTCTTCGTCTCCACAGCCTTCTTGGCGTCGGCCACGATCTTGGCCACGTCTTCAGCCTTCCAGCCCGGCTGCCCTGTGTTGATGGTGATGGTCTTCTTCTTCGCCATGGTCCTGTCCGTGTCGGGGATGTCGGTCTGCAAGTTGTAGCAGACTCACCCGCGCACGCGAAGCGGTTTCCTCGACAGATGGCAGGCGGCGGGGTCCATCAGCCCACAGCCCAAGGCAGCGATCCGCACCTGCGTCAGAATGTCACGACGGTGGTTGAAGCAGTTGTAGTTGTTTGGTTTTCTAGTTTACTGACAAGTCAATATAAGAGACTGATAACACCTTATCTTCTTGGTTCCTTTGGGCTTTCAGTTCCAATGCCAAGAAGGTTGGCAATTCCTCTCACATACGCACACGCACATGCACGCACACGCGCGTGAAGGTCTGGGGACTTGCGATCCACTGGCAGCTTGACACCAGCCCGGAACCGTCAACGATTGCTTGGGCTTAACGTGTTATCACCCGGTTTAGCAGCCTTGGTGCCAAGCCATGAAGCCCAGTCAATCCAAAGCCATGGCCCACCATCCGGCAGCCCAAAATCACAGGAATTCGACAGCTTCCAGTTGCGTCAGGTCCACCCACACCAACTGACGCTTGCGGTGTGAGCCACCCCAGTCGATCAGGATGTCCCCGTCCGCTGTTTCTTCGAACTTGAAGCTGTGCACGTGCAGATTGATAACCGATCCAGATTTCAGCTTCAGTGATACGGTCGGCCATCCGAACCAGTACCGGATTGACATGCGCCAGTTGCGCTTGGTCTTCCTTCTCATGCTGCTTTTGCCTTCCTGCACTGCCGTGGCACCAGCCATGCCTTCGGCACGTTGACACGGTAGCGTTGATCCGGGGTGATGCTTTTCCATGTGAACGTGTAGCCGATGAACGGGGTGTGCCCGCTCTTGCGCAGCTGTTCGACCATGGTGGACAGGGTTTCGTGGTTCTCCATCATGCCATAGCCGTAGCCGTCCATCATGGCATACTGGTCGGCCAGCGTGTCCACGATGTCGCGCATCAGGACCACCGGCAGGATCGGCACATTCCGATTCAGCAGCCTGCCATCCTTGATGTAAAGGCTGCTGCACCCATACCACGGCGGCGCGAAGTCGATGGCCGCACGGATGTCGTCGTCGGTCCACCAGCTGATAATCTCACCATGCGTTCCTGATCTTGGCATCGTCTCACCTTATTGTTGCAGCGTGGATTTCGAAGGCCGGGTGGTCCGCGAAGAAGAAACTGATCTTTTCCAGCTTCCTGCCTTCCACGGTCTTGCCGACGATTCGCCAGTGGATTTCAGCTGTCATGGACGTTTTGTCGATGTCGTCTGGTTCCGGCATCCATTCAGGTGCCAGCTGCGCCCAGTAGCGTCGGTCGAAGTCGTTGTGGATGGCTATACGGATGGCAGGCGGCAGCCGATCCCACCACCGTTCATCATCAGTGAACCGCTGGAAAGCGCCGTCCACTGCACGCTGGCACACTGCCTTGGCTGCCTTCACATCGGCTTCGGTGATGACGGTCTTCAGGCCGCCGTTTATTTCGGTGATGTACATGATCAGCCCTTCTTGCGGTTTGCGTTGTCGGCCACTGCCTTGCCCACCTTGCGCAAGGCCACAGCAATGGCTTCGTCAGCTTCGTCAATCGACTGCCTGATCTGCTGGCTGCTGAACTGGTCACGCGCCCACCGTTCATAGGCTGCTGGCGTTGGCCACCGGCGTGACAACAGTAAGGCATGCACCACCCGGATCAGCATGCCGAACAGACCAAGCAGCAGGGCGAAGGCACCTGCACGGGCGGCAGGCATCATGTCAGGCAGGCCGCCGGTGATGGCGAAACTGACGAAGCAGGCCACCGTGGTGATGATGACTGTCACCGTCATCAGGAACAGGGCCATGAAGACGATGCCCACGGTCAGCTTGTAGAAGAATCGGTGCCACGGGTTCAGTTCTGCACTGAAGCGGTCGTAGTCGATCCAGTCTTCACGCTGATCCATCGGTCTTCCCTTTCAATGCTTCCATGGCTTCGATGGCCGGTTCGATCCTGTCAGTCAGCTGCTTCAGCTGGGTGGACATGGACTTCACGGCTTGGATCGTCCAGTCGATGTCCCGGCCCTTCAAGGCATTGATCAGTGGCGCAATGCTGTCGAAGTCCCATGCTCCCCACGCTGATTGCCGGATGTCCAGTCCCGTCTGGGCAGCGAAGGTGTTCACAGCGCACGTCAGGCTTTCATGTTCACGGGTTGCCTGCTTGATCCGCAATTCCACACGGTTGTTGAACTGGCGTTCTATGACTGCACGTTCGGCTTCCAGCATGTCGCGGGCGTGCCGCTTCATCCCTTCGTCGTTGCGGCGCAGCAGGGCGGCAAGGAAGGTCCGGTCCATAGGCTTCGCGTCAGTGCGTTCCGCATCCTTGACAGTATTCCACTGCTTGCCTGTCCACTCCCGCAGTCCCCATGCCGGTGGCAGTTCGGTCAGGTCCACTATGCCCGGCGGGGTGTGCACCCACCAGCGGTCACAGTAGGCGGCAATGGTTTCTGCCTTGGTCGGGTCTGCGGCTTCCTTGCGCCAGTCGTGCTTGGTGACTTTGATTTCCACGCCATGCAGTTCCAGACCACGGGAAGGCCACAGGGACATCATGATGGCGTCGGCGTAGCGGATGCCGCCACGTGCGCCAGTGCCGTTGCTGACTTCCCACATCACTGCCCATTCCGGTTCGCACCACTTCTTCAGCATGGCTGCCCGGATGTCGGACGCGGTGATCCGTGGCTTCATCGTTTGCTTCGTCATCGTCATTCCTGTTTCCCTTCGTTCAGGTTCATTCCCAGCTTCAGCCCGAAGCTGCGGCGTCGCACCCAGTGACTGATTCCGACCACGTTGTCTGCTGTCGTGCAGGGCCGCTTGTCGTTGAAGAACGATGCTTGCGCCATCCCACACTTGCGGCAATAGAACATGGTGTCGCACCAGTCGTGTGCAGTCATGTCAGCCCAGCGTCCGGCGTTCGGCGTGGTGGTCCCAGCGATACATCCTGCTGTCGTAGGCATCGCCACCACGCAGGAAGCACCGTTCCTTCAGGGCCACTGGAATGCGCAGGGTTTCGTGTGAGCCGGTCAGCCGCAGGTGGCTGGGCTGACCGTCCTTGTCGAACTCCCAGCCAGCTTTGTGGTGTGCTGTCGTCTCCACCCAGCACCGCACTTCGTCAACGGTGTTGGCTGTCATCTTCTTGTGGCGCATCACATCCGCTCCTTCATGTCGGCAGCTGCTTCGATCTGGATGGCGACAGACAGCAGCCGCGCCAGCGTCTGGGACACGGGTTCCCTGCCTTGCTTGTCCAAGGCATCACCCAGCGTCTTTTCAGCCAGTGGCAGGCCAGCGGTGTCGATTGCATCCAGCTTCAGCCGCACTTCCGTGGTCGGTCCCTGATAGCCACCGAACTTGCATTCGATCATGATGTTCATGTGTCCGTCTCCTGTTACACAGTCACCCAGTGGGTGCACTGCGGGCATTGGATCATGTCATCACTTTCCGGCTTCCCGCAGCAGGTATAGGAACGATGTTCCACATCGTCGCGGCAATAGCGCAGCCGTGCGCCGCAGTTGCGGCAGCTGACTTCCTTGAACTGTTTCGGGTCTTGCCCGACCACCACGACTGTCATGCCGCGCACTCCATCCGCTTGCCCAGCGCCACGGCTTCGGCAGCGTCGAACCACGCCTGTGCGGCGATGGCAGCTGCTTCGCGGTGGTAGCGCAGTGCGTGCGCCTGAAGCTGGCCAGCTTGGTCGCGCATGTCGAAGGCGGTCAGCCCGGACGCCATGGCGCGGTTGAAGCTGGTGGTGTAGTAAGGCAGGCCGGTGATGTCCGGGCTGGTGGTGTTGGTGTTCATGGTTCCGTTCTCCTGTTCAGTGCCGCTGCACGTAGCGCGGCTTGTAGTTGGCTTCGTTCTTCGCGGTCTGGCACACTTCAATGATGCTGCGGTCGCAGGTGGCGGACAGTGAAATGTTCCATTCTATGGCTTCGTCAATTTCGTGCAGGATGTTGCCGATGACATCCTTGGTTGCCTTGTAGCGATCCGGCGACCGTCGCATGTCGGTCAACGTCTTCTTCATCCCGCACAGCTTGTTGATCATGTCCATGCAGGCATCCTGCTGACGGACAGTGATGGACAACTTCTTGTCCCATTCGTTCAGCTGGTCAGCCCACTGCTGGGCGATGGCTGCGGTGGTGAAAATGTCTGGCAGTCCGCCGGATGTCTTCAACACCACCGGCAGCTTCTCCGGTGTGTAGTGCATCAGAATGTATTGCGTCACCTTCTTGCCGCCCTTGGCAGGCGTGGGGTTCACTTCCCCATAGACCTTCCAGTTCCTGTGCATGTCAGCGTCCCTTCAGGTTGGCTTCGATCTTCGCAGCCAGTTCACGTTCGTGGCGTTCCAGCCGGGCGGCCACCCAGTCGTTGGCAGCAGCCACGTCACAGCTGAATGTGCCCGGCGGTGGGCGGTCGTCCACGAAGTTGCCGATGGCAATGCTGTCCAGCATGATGTTGCAACAGGCGGCAATGTGCCCAAGGTGGTGGACCTTGCTGTCCGGCGCGAAGTCTTCCCCGTCAAGGAAGGCCATCCGGTGCCGGTCGATGGCTGCGATGTACACGGACGCACGGACGCCAGCTTCGCGCCAGTTGAATGCGCTGTACTTCACGGCACCGTCGAAGTGCGCCTTGGCCTGTTCGATGATGCCCGCAGGTGGGATGAAGAATGTGGACAGCTTGCGGTTGCCGATGGCGTCCTTCGGGTTGGTCGGCTTGGTGTCAGTCATGTGGCTTATTCTCCTGTTGCCCAGTCGATCAGTTTGTCCAGTTCCGGCAGAACCCACGTCTGCCGCCACGGACTGGTCCGCTTTTTGATGAAGTCATCCACCACCATGTGGGTGTCTTCGCCATGGAAGACTGGTCCGGTCAACGTCACCTTTTCAGTCGGCATCCCGAAGCGTGCCGTCTCCATGGAACATACCTTGCGCAGTTCCTTCAGGCGATTGATGACGTGTTGTGGTGCGCGTGGCTTGGTCATGGTTTGATGGTCCTGTCCAGTTGGTTTCCGTTCTTGTAGACATGCACTGGCACGCCATAGCTGCGGGCGGTGCTGATGGCGTCAGACTTGGCGTGGGCGTGTTCAGCGTGGCCGATCTGGTCGCAGGCGACGGTCATGCGCTGCACGGTCCACACGCGGGTGTAGTGGTCGAACCACACTTCCACGTGGTGGATCGGTGCTTCTTCAACAGGTGCCCAGCGGGTGAGAAGGATGCCCATGTTCATGCCCTCACATCGTCTGCGCCGATCATCGGGCACATGCTGTAACCGCTGCCCCAAGGATACACGGCTTCGTTGCCCTTGTAGTCTTCAACGATGCGAAGGCGCTTGCCTTCGGTCGTCACCACCATCTTGGCCGTGCGGCGTTCGACGGTGATGCTGATGATGCAGTCGTGGTCGCAGATGCTGCGGGTGCTGTAGGTCTTGCCGGTTTCGAAGGTCAGGGTCATTGGTCAGTTCCTTGTTCGTGGTCAGTTCGATGAAGCCAACAATAAACCCGCCACCGGGATTGTCCAGTGGCGGGTTGTCGCATGGTTAATGCTTGGTAGTCGGTCAGAAGTTCACGGCGCAAATGATCGGCTGATTTCCGGTGCCGTAGTAGGTGGTGAAGGTCACACCATGGAAGGTCTGGCCGGACAGGTGCGTGTTCCAGATAATGGAACCGCTGCGCTGGGTGGCGATGTCCGGGTGCGACAGCATCCCAGCTTCGTTCAGGAAGCTGATCAGGCCATCGTAACCGCCCCAGAATTCCACCATGTTGGTGCCTTCGTTGAACGCCGGGCTGGACGGGTTGGCCAGCCAGTAGGCAAAGTCTTCAGCAAGCGATGCGGGCATGTGTCTGTCTCCTGTGTTGATGACGCGGGTGTCTTAGCACAGGCCACAGGCCACGGCTGCCTTGACTTTTCGATCAGGTGCTGCCCGGCACCAAGAAGCAGCGGATCGGCTTCGTGTAGCGTTCCACCTGTTCGCGGTCCCAGCCCTTCGGTGCCACCTTCCAGCGGCAATAGTGCATCCGGTGGTCGTGGCTGGGCTGCACCTGATCCATGGGGAAGCTGTACCGCTGGCCGTCTGCTTCCGTCACCCAGATCAGCCCGGCGTCCGAATCGAACTCCACCTGTTCCATGTTGACTGGCTGGCAGTCTTCGCCATTGCAGCACGGCAGCTTCGTGTAGGGATTGTGCACGCCATGGTAGGGGTCGTGCTGCCCGGCAGGTGGGTGCTTTAGCTGGGCTGCATGAACACTTCCGCCGGAACAGTCGGTCGTCCAGTATAGGGCGGCCAGTGCTGATACGAGTATTGAACGCCACATGCTTCCAGTGCCTTGTGCAAACCGATCCGGTGCCAGCTGTATTGCAGATACACTGCCACGGTCTTGCCCATGTTGGCAATGCGCAGCTTGTGGCATAGATCAGACGGGCTGAACTCCATCGAAACGTTGAAGGCTTCGTCCGGTCCATACCAGTCATACAGTTCTTGCAGGATCAGGTCCAGCGTGTGGCGCATGGCCCAGTCGCCAGCGTCGATCAGGAAAGCACCCTTCGCGCAGTTCACCTTGTCGGCCACATAGCT